GTGGTTTGGGCGAGCAGGCGGCGGTCGACGTGGCGAAGGCCGCAGAGAAGGCAGCCCGCAGGGCCGCTAAGTTCTACCGCATGAAGGGCCTCGATCCGGTCAAGACCTCCGGGAACGAGATTCTCACGGGCTTGCTCAAGTCGGGCAAGTCACGCGTCAATACCTCGATTCTCGATTGTCTCCGCACGTCCGTGTTCATGCTCTACGACAATCAGGGCAACTTGGTGCCGTTCAAGCAGGGCTACCTTAACCTGTGCCAAGAGGTCATCGCCAAGATTCCAGTCATGGGCACCCAAGAGGCCATCGCCGACGTGGTGAACCGCTTCGCCGGTCAAGGAATCAAGGTCATGTACCCGTCCGGGCAGACGCGTGAGCTTTGGAGCGCGGTCGAGATGAACGTGCGCGATGCGCTGCACAAGTGCTCGAACGACTTCAATCAGGCACAAGGCGAGCTGTTCGGGGCCGATGGAGTCGAGATTACGGCCCATATGATGTGCGCTCCCGACCATTTGCCCTATCAGGGCCGCGAGTACCCCAAGGCGAAGTTTGAGCAGATTCAGGGCGGGCTGGAGCGACCCATCGGGGAGGGCTACAACTGCAAGCACGACGTGCTGCCGTGCATCTTGGGGGCCGGAACCACCTATGACGAGCAGCGCCTCCGCGAGTTCCGCGACGCCGCCACGAGGCCGACGGGCTTCAAGCTCAAGAGCGGGCGCGAGCTGAACGCCTACGAGTTCACCCAGTGGCAGCGAGCGCAGGAGAACGACGTACGCAGGATCAAGGGCGCTATGTCCATCCTCCGCTCGGGAGGCCAGCCGACCGACAGGCTTCAGGCACAACTCGACCGCAAGATAGCCCGGTACGAGCAGGCCAGCCGACAGGCGGGAATCAGGACGCGCTACGACCGCATGGCGGCCTATACGTTCAAGTTGAAGGGATAGCCTATGACACCGTACGAGAAGGGCCGCGCATTCGAGTACACGACCATCAAGGCGCTGAAGGCCAAGGGTTTCACGTGTATGCGGTCGTACGCTTCGAGGACACCGGCTGACATCTGGGCTGTCAGAGAGGGTAAGGCCTACTTCATCCAAGCCAAGCTCCACGGGGCCATATCGGCAAAGGAATGGGACTCGTTCTTAGAGTATTGCCTTAAAGCCGGGGCCGAACCGATTATCTCGAAGAGGCCCGACGGCAAGACGAGGGGCGTGGAGTTCTATCGCATCCTGAATCGCCGGGGAACCGGTAAAAGGCCGTGGGAATTGCTCACCCTCACCGACTTCGGCCTCATTTGATGCTATAATTGCAGACGGGCCGCGAGTCTCCCATACCACACGCGGCCCAGCCCTACGGGCCTCCGTGTGTTATAATTGATACACGCGGATTGCGCCCGCACATAGCTATCACACCCGATCCCAGAGGGTTTGATAAACGACAACCCCGTCAGGTAGGCGCAATCTACCCGGCGGGGTTGTTCTCTTTTAAGGAGTGGCGATGCAAACGGAATCGTACGTCGTTCTCAGGCCGTTCATGGTCGAGGAGTTGGGGTTGAAGGGATCGGAACTCGTCGCATACGCGCTCATCTACGGGTTCTCGCAAGACGGCGAGTCCTGGTTCACCGGGTCGGCCCAGTACGTCGCGGACTGGTGCGGAATCGCCCGCAGGAACGCCATCAATGTGCTCCAGAGTTCATGAGCCGTTGGCAGAATGGTCAGCAGCAATACTCTCCGTCACTATCGCAGCAGGTAGCACAGGAAATCTACGCCTCGGACATCCCGTTTTGATGGTATAATCATATGAGCGATTGGTAGCAGCTTTCGCGATGGCATAGCTTTCAAGCCCATACGGGCATGGAATATCAAAACCCCCTTGCAGCTGCTACCTGCGAGGGGGTTTTGGTTTTGGGGTAAAAATGAAAGAGTGGTACGAACTTAAAAACTATCGAAAGAAATACGAGAGGTTCTACTGCGAGGAAATACCAGAAGGCTACGAGGTTCATCACCTAGACATGAACCGTGGGAACAGCAGAATTAGCAACCTGATAGCAATACCGAAGGAGCTTCATAGGCGATACCACGAAACCATGACAAATCTTGAGCTTTCAATCGTAAGCGGAGGAGACGGTTCGATTAAGGATGTATTCATGGTTGGCATGTCAAACGGAGCGTGCAACATGGATGTAATGCTGATGTCGGACATGATCGAAGCCACTAGCGATTTGTCGAAATTCGTTGCCGACAACCAACGGAGGTTTTACGAAACCCTTATGCAAAGATCGGTTGAATCTGGCATAAGCGAAATATTCCTCCAAAACATGTAAACGAGGGCATCTATGGATCACAAATTTAATGTATCTATCGCCGAGAAATACGGCATGGCAGAGGCCGTTCTACTGGAGGGTCTTTCGTTTTGGTGCATGTCGAACAAGGCGAACGGACGAAATATAAAGGGCGGACTCGCTTACACGTTCAACAGCATCAAAGCACTCCATGATTTGTATCCGTACCTGTCTGAAAAGAAGATACGAACCGCTCTGGCAAAGCTCGAAGAAGCTGGGATCATCGTTTCAGGAAGCTTCAATAAGAACTCATACGATAGAACGAAGTGGTACGCGGTAACGGAAAAAGGATTTGCCGAAATGGGAAATTCCATTTGCCCAAAAAGGCAAATGGAATTCGACGAAAAGTCAAATGGAAACGTCCGAAAGGGCGAACCTATACCATTTGATTCATCAGTTACATCACCATTAGGTATTGTAGATAAAACGTCCCAAAAGCCAAAGGAGCCAAGGCACAAGCTCGGCGAGTTCGGACATGTTCTTTTGAGCGACGAGGACGAGAAGAAACTCGATGAGCAGTTCCCCGGGTTCTGGCGGGACTACATCACGAGGGTCGATGAGTACTGCGAGCAGTCCGGCAGGCGGTACAAGAACTACCGGTTGACCATCTCGAAGTGGATAAGGAAGGACCAGCAGACCGGCTCGGTGAAGTCCGACGCCTCCTGCACCGCTCCAGTCGGCGAGGCGTACGTCGGGGCGGCGGAGAGGTCACCGCGCGAGCGGCTCATCAAGGACTACATGAACTCCACGGGCAAGGGCGGCTTCCCGTCCTCATGCTGCGCCCACTACGACTGGTGCGTCCAGAATGGGGTCCCTGAGTACGTCGAGGCCGACAGGCTCACCAAGGAGTGGGTCGCGGCGGGGGGCACCGAGCGGCAGTTCCCGCGCTCCAAGTACCCGTGGAACCCGAGGCCGTAGATGAGGCCGACGCTCGGGGACGCCATCAAGGCCTACGGCGTGCCGGTCCCCATCGACCAGATATACGTCGCCAACTCCATCACCCGCGAGGAGCTTGACGCGATCGAGGCGAAGAGGCGCGAGAGCGCCGAGGAATCTGCGGCAGAGTTCCGCAAGGCGGTAGCCAAGCGCGAGAAAGCCAGACGCGATGATGAATACGCCAAGGCTCACGGTATGCCCTAGGAAGGCACAGAAACGTTTTCTAGGGCATGTTTTTGGCTTTTAGGTGTAGGCGCTAGGGTAGCCTGGAAACGGCACCTTAAAAACGATTTGGGAGGCACGTATGATTACAGCGGGATACAGCGGCACACTTGTCGAGCTGCCGGACGGCTCGCCGTTCTCGCTCGCGGACACAGTGACGCTCGCATACCTCATCGACGGGGCTTCGTCGGATGGGGAATGGACGCGATTCGATTACTCGGTGGCGGAGGGCGACCTGTGGGACGCGCGGTGCGGCGGCAGGGAGACGCTGCGGGCGAGACTCAGGCTTCTATCGAGGCACGGCCTCATCGAGACGAAGACGGTCGGGGTCAAGGGCGAGTGCGGCGTGAGGACGTTCTATCGCGTCAACATGGCGGCTCTGGCATCCATCGAAGTTTCCCCGGTTGTTTACCGCTATCGTGTGTTACAATGCTGATACACAACGAAACGGAAAGGAGTTGTCTATGTCGTATCTGGTCGTATCGCAGGCCGCAAAGGAGCTGGTATCCGCGTGCGGTTCAGTGTCCAAGGCGGCCGAGGCGTGCGGGATCCAGCGCACGATGCTCTACCGTATCTGCAACGGTGACTTCACCAAGTGCGGGCTGATGCCGCGTACGGTGCTGAAGGTGCGCGACGCATATGCGGAGAAGTGCGGGAAGTACTTCAGCCTTGAGGAGGTCTACCGATGAATCTCGATAAGTTCCTCGCCGCGATCGACGGGGTGAGCACGATGAAGGAGTTCAAGCGCAACCTCGGGATGGAGGCTTACAGGTCGTACGACGTGCTCGTCACTGTACTTTGCGGATGCGTTTCCGACCGCATGGCGGCCGTTAAGCACCCGGTCGAGTTCTATGCAGACTTCGCGAAAACGCACCACGGGTCAACCGGTGACAGGGCCGCGCTGCTGTCGAGGGCCTTGTCGGATATGAAGGAGGCGCTCCGCGATGACTAAGTGCGTCAACTGGCACGGGGCAGGACGGTATATGCTCTGCTCCGGCAAGATGAAGGCCATACATCGCAAGACGGTCAGGTGCTCGACCTATGCGGAGCTGTCCGAGGCGGTCGAGGGTATGGAGAAGTCCACCGGGTTCCCGGTATGGACGTACTACTTGGGAAAGGCACAACGATGAGCGGATTGGTGAGAGGCCTCTACCCGGATGAGGTCGAGTGCAGAATCGGCCAGGTATCCAAGAGCGGCAAGGGCCTGAGCCTGCTGCTGTACAAGACGAGCCGCACGGACATGGCGCTGCTCGACGAGACGTTCGGACCCATGGACTGGCGCTGCGAGTACGAGGAGGTCAAGGGCGTGCTCAACTGCACGCTGAGCGTCTACGACGCGGACAAGGGCCTCTGGATCGACAAGCAGGCGGCTGGCACCGAGAGCAACATGGAGTCCGAGAAGGGCGAGAGCAGCGACGCCCTGAAGCGTGCCGGGTTCCTCTGGGGAATCGGTCGCGAGCTGTACACGGCTCCGTTCATCTGGATTAAGGCCGAGGACTGCAACATCCAGAACGGCAAGTGCTACGACACGTTCGCGGTCGATGCGATGGAGGTCGTAAACGGCAGGATCACTGCGCTCACCATCACCAACGAGAAGACGCGCAAGGCCGTGTACCGTTGGGCCATCGACCGCAAGCCGGTGAAGCGCCAAGAGGCACCGGCGAGCGTCCAAGAGCCACCTGCCACCGATGCCGAGGTCGAGGCCTTCCAAGGCGCATGCAACGAGTTTTCCTTCCTGACCGGCAAGGAGGTGGCCGACATCCTCGACGCGCTCGAGAAGACCAAGACGCTCAAGGCGGCAGGCTTCACGCAGTGGAAGGACGCGCCGTCGAGGGTCATCACCACGGCGCAGGCCGTCGTGGAATCTTGGATCAAGAGGAAGACCGCCGAGAACCGCGACGCCGTGGACAGCCTCACGGGTGGGCGATGAGCGCCGAGGCCCTGCGTGGCGTGATCCTCGTCTGGGCTTGGCTCGGCACCGGCTACCTGTTGGTCGATGCCGAGCGCTGGCCCGTCGTGGTCCGCGTCGCGTCGTACATCGTCTACACGCTTATTGCGGCACTAGCCATCAAGACACTCTAGGAGAAGGTTATGAGCATCAACGTCGTCAACATCTCGGGAAATTTGACAAGGGATTCGGAGCTGCGCTACACCACGGGCGGCACGGCCATTCTGGGCTTCGGCGTGGCTGTCAACGATAGACGCAAGAACCAGCAGACGGGCGAGTGGGAGGACTACCCGAACTTCGTGGACTGCACCATGTTCGGCACCCGCGCCGAGAAGCTGGAGGGAATGCTGACCAAGGGAACAAAGGTCTGCATCCTCGGCAAGCTCCGCTACATGAGCTGGGAGAGGGACGGGCAGAAACGTTCAAAAATCGAGGTGATCGTGGACGACATCGAGTTGATGAGCCGACGCGAGACGGCAAGCGCACCCGTTCCCGAGGACATCGACGAGGACATCCCGTTCTAAACTAATGGACTAACTAATGGACTAATTAGTCGTATTGCATTAGTCGTATTGCGTTTGTATGCAAGACTGCCTAAACTGGAGCAAGCCGCTTTGTATGTCAACGTGCTGGTTGGCGCACTTGGGGAGCTTCGCGCTCCCCTTTTCTTTACGAAAAGTTGTTGCAAAGTTGATACAGTCGTTATAGAATATAGCCAATGCAATTGAAAGGAGCCGGACATGAAGACTTACGAGGACGCAATCAAAGAGGCGGCGGAGATTTACGAGGCTCTCGGCATCGCCGAGAAGTTCATCATCCGCAACGCCGAGTGGTGTGGTATGCGCGACATGATCGTATTCATCTACGGTAAGGACGCTGATACCGTACGCGCCGACGTCAAGGCCCTGTTGAAGTAAAGGAGAAGGCAATGAACAACATCGAGAGCGCCATGAGGGACGGTATCACCGAGAAGTGCCCCAAGCAGTGCTGCTACTGCAAGCACTTCCGCTACCTCAACTCAGACATCATCGGAGTATGCGGGCTGGCCTACGACGAGTGGGTCGATGAGAACCGTGGCACTGTGAGCTGCACCGAGGCGCTGAAGTTCTTCGAGGACTACGCGATTCTGGACGACGAGGAGTGCGAGCGCACCGGGTTCGAGGAGTACTGATGGATCGCAGCGAGGCATACCGCAAGGTCGCCGACCATCTGGCCATGCACGGCACTTACCTCAACGTTGGCGAGAAGGTTGACGCCCCGGAGTGGTACGCGGGTGAGGTCGAGCCTATCGACATCATCGAGAGGGTCGTCGAGGGCCTGCCGCCCGACAAGGCTTACAGCCTCGGGCAGGTGCTCAGGTACTGCCTGAGGGCGGGCAGGAAGGACGATGTAGACGTGGAGTTGGGCAAGGCCAACAACTACGCGCACCGGTTGGTATTTGGACATTGGAGGAGCAGATGAAGACATACGTTCTAAAGGTCGAGCCGTTCACGAAGTTCGACGAGCCGAAGGCTCAGGCACTGAAACCGCTGGAGGAGGCTGCGGAGGTGTTCGGGGCGTGGCAGGCGTCCGGGATTGATGGTGCGGGATCCATCACGCCCGAGATGCGCGAGGACATCGTCTACGAGTGCTTCGACGTGATTCAGTCGTGCGTCAACCTCTTGGAGAGCATCGGCACGACGGACGCGGAACTGCGCGACGCAGCCCGCAAGGTATACGCGAACAATGTCGAGCGAGGGCGCTATGAGCCGTACTAGACACGGGGCTTCGGCCCCTTTTTCTCTAATAAAGTTGTTGCAAAGTTGATACACGTTTGGTAAGATATAGCCAAGGCAGATGAAAGGAGCCGGACATGATTCGCAAGTTCAGGGCAGAGACCGAGGACGCCAAGCAGAAGGTCTTCACGACGAAGGCCAAGACGCTCGACGGCATCGTGAGAGCGGGGCGCAAAGCAACCGGTGACGCGCACCTCGACGCCTCGCGCATCTCCCCGGCATGGCGTCCCGGCTGGCACCCGCTGAGCAACCCGTACGTGCGCAAGGCGCTCGGCATCGAGGGGTAGGCGGACATGTACATCGAGTACGTAACCGTCAACGTCCACAAGGTGCTGCACCAGATCCGAGAGGTCGGCACCATGGCGAGCGCGGTAAAGAGGCTTGAGGCCACAGGGTTCACGCGCACTGGACGCCTTGGCAACCTCGAATGGTCGGACGGATACACCGACGCGCACATCCACTTTGGGAGCTTGGACGACGCGAGAGCTTCAATCGCCCGATACATTCACGAATACAGCTTTCTTGATTAAGGAGAAGACATGCATCTCTACGAGATTGACGGACGGATCGCACAGGTAATCGAGAACGGCTTCGCGTTGGACGAGGCGACCGGCGAGGTCTTCACGTGCGACGAGCTCGAGGAACTTGAGGCCAGCCGCGAGGCCAAACTTGAGGCCGTGGGACTGTTCATCAAGGACCTGAACGCCGAGGTCGCGGCATTCAAGGCCGAGGAGAAGGCGTTGACCGAGCGCCGCAAGGCCAAGGAGCGCCGGGTCGAGCAGTTGAAGGACTACCTGGCCTTCTCGATGCAGGCGCACGGCGACAGGAAGCTCGATACGCCGAAGGTTCGCTTGAGCTTCAGGAAGTCAACGAGCACCGAGATCACCGACGAGAAGCTCGTCCCGGACGAGTTCAAGAAGGTCGAGACGGTCGTGAAGATCGACAAGAAGAAGCTCGGCGCGGCCATCGACAGGGCGATGAAGGACGGCACGCCGGACGCGATCAAGGGCGCAGAGCGAATCACGCGGCAGTCGCTCATCATCAAGTAGGGGAGCGACGATGCAGGAGATAGGCAGCGTCTACGTGGGCGACGGCCCGAAACTCATGGGGGGGGGTATCGAGGCCATGACCTACTACACTTCGTGCCTCTACATCACACCGCCCGACAGCGATACATGCGGATGCACGGCGTCGGTGTTCAAAGACATCAAGAAACGCATCCGCCGGATGAGGGGTGAGGACAAATGACGACGCATGCGCTCAAGGTACTTACCAAATACGTGGCGCTCTCTATCTCCAGGGAGGACGACCATGAACGATGAGCGAAAGCTGCTCGAAGGGTTGAAGCCGTGCCCCAGATGCCATTCGACCGAGCACCTGCACATCGAGATCGTAGACGACTGCCTGCCCGACGAACTGTCAGCCAAAGTCTGCTGCACGGAGTGCCACATCTTCGCGCAGCGTCACTATATCTTCAACGGCACGACCGACGATGAGCGACCGAGCGACGTGCAGTTGACAAGAGAGGTCATCGAGCAATGGAACGAGACATGCGACGACTGGGAGGGGATGTCCGACCATGATATGGCGGCGATGCCGAGTTCGCGAACGGTGGATATTGGGGCCGCGAGCTGTTCAAGGTCAGGTGCGGCCACAAAGACAAGTGCGTGATTCTACAGGAGACAGGCGCTTACTTCATAAAGCAACAAGCGGCAGAAGCATGGAACAGGAGAGTGCAATGACAGATCCGGCGTCGACCAAATACAAGGTCAGCAAGAAGGTAATCAAGCGTTATCTGGCCGACCATGACCTCACGCAGAAACAGCTAGCGAAGATGGCAGGCATCTCGGAGGGTGCGCTAAGCGCCCTTATCCGCTTCCAGCGCGACATGCGCGTTGGTAACCTGTTCGCGCTGGCAGACGCAATGCGGATGAACCCACGCGACCTCGTTGAGAAGGTGGAGGAAGACGAATGATTACCGATGAGGAGCGCCGCGAGGTGGCGGCAGAGCTGCGAGACCAAGCCTAGGCTTGGCGCAACATCATGCCGGACATCCGCATGTCCGACCGCCGGCTCACCGACAGCATCCACATGGCCTTCGGCCTGAATGACAAGGACACGCCGGTACATGAGGCACTTGGCATGCTCGCGGACATAATCGAAGGGAACTAATACGATGACAGACACCGACTTGCCTAAGACCGCGCCCATGCCGGGCATACCGAGAATCAGGTACACGGATGCCGAGGGACACGTCTACGAGGGTTACTACTTCTTCCGCGTGAAGCGGCAGTTGTGCCCGCTGGGCAACGACAAACTGAGGCCGGAGGACTGCCAGCATTGCATCGCCATGGACGAGCCGGCCGATTGGAACATGGAGCGCCGTATCCGGCTCGTCGCCATTGATCCGGACGGCGGTACTATCGAGATTCTGGAGGATTGATAATGGCAAAAGTGGACACGATGCCTATTTACCTGCGACCGCTCATGAGGGGTTGCAGCGTCAAGCTCAACCGGTGCGCGGTGTGCGGGGCGACGTACCCGCTCAACCAGCACCACATCGTGAGGCGCTCGGCGGGGAAGATGTACGACTGCCACGGGGTCGAGCTTCCAAAGCCGACCATCACGCTTTGCGGAAGCGGGAACACCAGCGGGTGCCACGGCAAGGCCCACGCGCACAAACTTCACTTCCGCTGGGTTGACACGGACGTGAAAGACCGCTCGCAGGGCTTCGGCTTCGCTACGATCAGGGGCGGTCACTGGGAGGTCTTGGAGACGGACGAACCCATGCGCGAGTTCGAGGCCTCGCAGGTCGAGGACGGTTGGAGGCCGCTTCGCGGTCAGGAAGACTAGGAGGGATGCTTTGAACGAGTTGAGGGACGTGGAGGCGCAGTTAGTACCGCTGGACAGCCTCAAGGCGTACGACGGCAACGCCAAGCGGCACGACAGCGACAACATAGACGCCATAGCCAACTCCATCTCGGAGTTCGGTTTCAGGAACCCGATTCTGGCTTGGCACAACGAGGACGGGGTGCCGGAGATCGTGGCGGGCCACGGTCGAGCGGCGGCGGCAAAGAAGCTCCGTATGGAGCAGGTGCCGGTAATCTTCGTGGACGACCTGACGGACGCGCAGCGCCGGATGCTCACGCTCGCCGACAACCAGACGACGCTCATGACCGGGTGGGACGACCAGACGCTTCAGGAGGAGCTGGACGCTCTCACCGACGTGTTCGACGTGGCAGGGTTCGGTTTCGACATCGACGAGATTATCGGTGACGACGGCGTCGAGGTCACCGAGGACGAGCCTGACGATGATGCAGAGGACCGCGTGAAGCCTGGTGAGCTATGGCGAATGGGCGGCCATGTCCTCCTGTGCGGTGACTCAACCGACGCAGACGGAATCGCGCGTCTGATGTCGGCCATGCCGGAAGTGGGGGGGGCTGCGAGTGCAGACCTGCTACTGACCGACCCACCGTACAACGTGGCTCTCGGGCAGCATGACAGGCCGAGCGAAGCGAAGCAGCTGCATCGCCGCACCGACGGGCTAGTCATCGCCAACGACAGTTGGGCAGACGACGAGTGCTTCGTAGAGTTCCTGCGCTCGGCGCTCACTAGCGCCATGGCGGCTTTGAGGCCCGGTGCAGCCTTCTATGTCTGGTATGCGTCGACGCAAAGCGCTAACTTCCTCGAGGCGGCAAAGCTGGCACAGATGGAAGTGAAACAAATTCTCGTCTGGGCAAAAAACACATTCGCGCTCGGCAGGCAGGATTACCAGTGGAGACACGAGCCGTGCCTGTACGGATGGAAGGGAGGCTCGGCGCACTACTTCACCGACAGCCGCAAGGAGTCGACCGTCATTACCGACGACCGCAACCCGGACAGCATGAGCAAGTCCGAGCTCGTCGATTTCGTCTACGACCTTCTCGCTCAAAAGGGCGCGACGACGGTGCTCGAGTTCGACAAGCCAACCCGCAGTGAGCTGCACCCGACAATGAAGCCGGTAAGCCTCTTCGCGTACCAGATTATGAACAGCACGCGTCGCGGCGAGACCGTCTTGGACGTGTTTGGCGGCAGCGGCACGAGCGTCGTCGCGTGCGAGCAGACCGGTAGGCACTGCGCCTGCGTCGAGCTCGATCCGCACTACGCAAGCGTCATCGTCGACAGATGGGAGAAGCTCACCGGAGGCAAAGCCGAGAAAATCGAAGAGTAGGATGGACCTCCCTGTACTGTTGTATTATAATTGAGACAACGAACAGGGAAGGGGTAGCGCGATGAACACCAGAATCAGCCAAGTCTTCAGGGACGCGGACGGCAAAGTGCAGCGTATCGTATGCGGGCAGTTCCCGCAGGAGGTCACCGAGTTCGAGCGCGTCGAGGTCGAGGGCGAACGACTTTTCAGACTTGGGAGGTACGGCAAACACAAGCTGTTCAAGCCGAACAAGAAGACGCGCCACATGGAATACGTCCGCTCCATCTGATACAATAAGGACGCAGGCAACGCTGCGAAAGTGGCGACGGAAGGCCGATGCTCTTTTGGAGTGTCGGCCTTTTGCTTTATAATGCACTCAGCCCGCGCGGGGCTTCACCCGCGCACCCATCCGGCTCGGGAAGACCGAGCTTAATCATGACTTTAGAAGGGTTGAGGACATTGCAGAACATCGAGGAGATCCTGAAGGCGAACAACATCGAGGGCGACGCCGCGACGGCTATCGCGAAGGCCGTCGGCGAGAACTACAAGACCGTCGCCGAGGTCGAGCAGAAGGCCAAGAAGCTCACCGAGACTCAGGCAGCGCTGGAGACCGCCAACAAGGCGCTCGACGAGGCCAAGAAGGCCGCCGAGTCCGCAGACGTGGACGGCCTCAAGGCCAAGATCGCCGAGTACGAGGAGGCCGCCAAGAAGCGCACCGAGGCCGACGAGGAGGCCAAGAAGCGCGCGGCCTTCGACGAGGAGTTCGGCAAGGCGCTCGGCAAGAAGGCCTTCGCCAACAGCGTCGTCAAGGAGGCCGTCACGGAGAAGGCCTACACGCTGCGCAAGGCAAACGCCGACATGCCCATCGCGGACATCCTGAAGCTCGCCGCACCGGACGAGGCCGGAATCTGGGCCAACCCGCAGACCGACCCCCACAAGATGCCCGGGGCAGACGGCGCAGCCGCAGGCGTGTCGCCCATCACATCCCTCGACCAGCTCAAGACAATGTCCCCCGAAGACATCAACAAGAACTGGGCCGACGTTCAGAAACTTTTGGCCCAACAGTAGAAAAGAGGTAACGAATGTCTACCGACATGTTCATCCCGACCATCTGGTCTGCCCGTATCCTCGCCGCGCTCGAGAAGCAGCTTGTCTATACCAAGTTCTTCAACCGCGATTACGAGGGTGAGATTCGAGACGCTGGCGATACCGTCAATATCGGCCTCGTGGGCGCACCCACCGTCAAGAAGTACACCAAGGGTACCGACATCGACGCACCCAACGACGTGACCGTTACCGCCGCCACGCTGTCTATCGATCAGGCCGATTACTTCAACATCGCCGTCGATGATGTGGACGCCGCACAGTCCAAGATCAACCTCTTGGAGTCCGCTTCCTCACAGACCGGCTACGCCTTCGGCGACGTGACCGACAAGTATCTCGCCGACCTTCTCGTCACCGGCACCGGCGGCACCATCGGCACCAAGGAAGCGCCCAAGAGCATCACGGACGCAAAGCCCGAGGACGCCTACAACCTGCTCGTAGACCTCAAGGTCGCGCTCGACCGCCAGAACTGCCCGACCATGGGCCGCATCTGCGTCGTCCCGCCCGAGTTCGAGGGCTTCATGCTCAAGGACTCCCGATTCGTGGCAGTCGCAACCAACGACTCCAACCAGCGCCTCACCGAGGGCACCGTCTACAAGTCCGCGGGCTTCGAGATTCACGTATCCAACAACGCACCGCATAAGGATAATGTCGGTTCCGAGGGCAACCAGACCGTCTACGACGTCATCGCCGGTTGCGACCAGTCCGGCACCTACGCCGAGCAGATTCTCAACACTGAGGCATACCGTCCCGAGAAGTCCTTCAAGGATGCAGTCAAGGGCCTCCACGTCTACGGTGCCAAGGTCCTGCGCACCACCTGCGTCTTCAACGCCAAGGTGTCTTTCTAGGCTCGGAGCCGCCAACCGATAAAACAGCCCGGGTCGGGTACGCCGTCGTAGGCACATCCGTCACCGGTTAGTTGGGGAGGGCTTCGGCCCTCCCCTTTCCTTTAAGGAGGAGACAATGGCAGACGTCATCAAGACGTGGAAGACGGGCGACGTCATCAACGCCGAGGACATGAACAGGATCGAGGCCAACTCCGCCAACGCGATGAGCCTTTCAAAGACCAACGAGACGGACATCGCCTCGATCGAGTCGGGTCAGACGCATTCGATGGTGGCCGATACCCAGACGCCCACGGTACCGACCAACCTCAAGGTGACGGTCGGCCTCATCCCGGTATGGAAGGCCGGGGCCGACGTTCTGCTCCGCTCTGCGGTGGTGGACATTCAGGCATCGGCAGAGGTCACGCTGACTGCGGGCACGGTTCTCGCAACGGGCCTCGCGGTCAAGGCGAACCAGACATATGCGGTTTGGTTCCACGACGCGGACGGCACCATGTCGCACAACACTCTTGCGACAAACTCGACCGGCAAGAGCATCACGCTGACCGCCGATCAGACGTTCAAGGCCGGTACGTCGCTCATGTTCGTCACCGAGAACGACATCTAAGGGGGTCATATGCGTACACATGTGCTGACGGTCGCGGATCGAGACATATCCACCGACGACCGTCTTCTCTATAGGGGTACCAAAGACGAGGACCGCGTCTCGCTCGTCCTCGACGATGAGTGGGACGGCCTCGACATCCTCGTCGCCTTCAAGGGATCCGACGTTGTCTCCGCCCCGGCGAAGGGCGCGGACGGTTATTACGTCATCCCGTGGGAGATAATGACCAAAATCGGCGACGTGTTCGCCAGCATCGAGGGAACCAACGCCGACGGGCAGGTGCTGTTGCACGCCGCCATGTCCAAGCCCTTCCGAGTTATCGAGACCGGGGCCGGCTTCAATGGCTACGAGCCGACGTGCGACCTTATCACCGAGGCCATCAAGGAGGCCAAGGAGGCCGCTTCGACTGCCATGGCATCATCCGAGGCCGCTGACGCTTCGGCGGCAAGGGCAAACGCCGCAGCAGGGGCGGCTAATGCCTCGGCAGCCAACGCAGACACGTCGGCCCATGCAGCCGATGAGGCCGCAGAGAGGGCAGCTCAGGCTGCATCGTCAGCGAACACGGCGAAAGAAGAGGCCGTTGCGGCAGCTGGAAAGGCTGACGCGGCGACAACATCTGCGACCGAGGCGGCAGCAAAGGCAAACGCATCGGTCATCACGGACGTAGATGTGACGACACTCGGACCCGGCAGCGAGGCGACCGTCTCAACCGTCAAGGGCGAGAGCGGTCAGACTATTACGCTTGGGATACCTCAGGGGCCGAAGGGCGATAAGGGCGAGAAGGGCGACCCGTTTACCTATAACGACTTCACCGAAGACCAGATCGCGGAGCTTCAGCGACCGGCGACCGAGGCGGCAGCAAAGGCTGACAAAGCCGCCAAGAACGCCAACGACGCGGCCGACACAGCGAACGCGGCCGCAAAGGCCGTTGAGCTTGCAGCCACTGGGCTTTCCGGTGTCCAGATGCGCGCTTTGGTGAGGACGGGCGACGCGCCGAAGGTGCTCTATCCCGGCGACCTCATCACGGCGGGCTGGACATGGAATGGAACCACCTACCCCATGCGCATGGCGGTGGCCCACCATTACACGGGCGCGGACGACGCGCACCCGCTCAAGGAGCTTGGGGACGGTCGCACGGGCAACTGCATGGACTTGCAGTTCATCGACGCGCTGCCCGTCTCGTTCACGTTCGAGCCGAAGCAGGCCTTCTACAACAATCCCGAGCCGGTGAGCGCGGGCCAGTACACGTTCACGGTCTCGGTGAGCTCTGCATGGGGAACGGGTGCCTTCAGTACCAAGGGCCAGTTCCCGTATACGTTCACGCTGGCCGAGGACGTTCCGGCAGATTCCCAGTGGATCTGGGACGCGGGTAACTCTTCCAGTCTCACGCAGATTAAGATTTATGGGCCTTACGACGGTGCGCTACTCCAGACAGTCACGGTCGCAGCGGGCGGCACCGGAACGTCGCTCGGTACGATCTCGGAGCTCGCAACGGGTGACTTCAACACATGGGCGCGAAGTTGCGAGGGTTCCAACTTCTGGAAGGACTCCGCGATGCGTGCTTGGCTCAACTCGGACTCGACCGA